GTGGGCACGCCAAATCGACGCACCTCGGCGTTTTCATCCCCTTGTGGCTCAAGATACAGGACGAGCGTCAGTTCAATACGATGGTGCTTGTCTCCAAGTCGGAGGACGCGGCGGACAGGCTGTTGGCTGACTTGCAGCAGCAATTAGCGTACAACGAACTCTACATCCGCGACTGGGGGCAGCAGATGAAAAGCGGCAACTGGTCGGAGGGCGAGTTCACCACAGAGGACGACTGTTACTTCGTGGCTCTCGGACGCGGGCAGTCGCCACGAGGCATCAAGAACAACGGACACCGCCCCGACTACATCGTGATCGACGACATCGACGACGACCAGATGTGCCGAAACCCGCGCCGCGTCGATGAGACTGTGAAGTGGTGCCTGTCGGCGTTGCTCGGCACGATGGCGATGGGTCGCGGACGGTTTGTGGTGGTGGGCAACCGCATCGGAGAGGATTCCGTATTGACCAAGCTCGCCGCCCGTCCAAAATTTCACCATACGAGGGTAAACGCCCTCGACGACGACGGCAAGCCATCCTGGAAGGAAAACTACACCCTCGCAGAAATCAACGCCCTCCGCGAGCAGATGGGCGAACTCCTATTCCAAAAGGAATATATGAACAACCCCATCGTGGAGGGCGCGATATTCGAGCGTCGCTACATCCGCTACGGCAAGATGCTGCCCATCTACAAGTACCGCGCCGTGGTATGCTACACCGACCCGTCGTTCAAGTCTTCCTCCCACAACGACTTCAAGGCGACCGTGCTCGTGGGCATCACAGCCAAGGGCGAATACCACGTCATCAAGGTGTATGCAGCACAGACCAAGGTGTCGGAGATGGTGGCGTGGCACTACGAGATACGCAACCTTGTGGGACAGGGCGCGTGCAAGTATTATATGGAGGCCAACTTCATACAGGACACGCTCCTCGACGAATTCCGCAAGGCGGGCGAAAAGACGGGCTGCCACATCCCGGTACTCGGCGACCGCCGCAAGAAGCCCGACAAGTTTGCCCGCATCGAGGCTATGCAGCCGCTGTTTGAGCGAGGTCTCGTGCTATTCAACGAGGACGAGAAAGGCTCGCCGGGATTTGAAGTCTTGGAAAACCAACTGCTCGGCTTCCAGCGCGGCGGCACTATCAACGACGACGCGCCCGATGCCCTCGAAGGCGCGGTGTGGATGCTCGGTCAGAGGTTCAGGAAGGCGGGTACAAGTTATTACACCGTAAGGCACGCATCAAGGAAATACTAAAACATCAGCATTATGGGGCCACAGCAACTTAATTACGAACTCAACATAATCCCCAAAGGGCTCGACAGCGTAACGCAGGGCGTGTCGCAGATGACGGGCATCGCCCCCGCGCTGCAAAAGATTGTCGACATACTGGAAGCCATCAGCGGAAAGTTCTCCTCCCTCGGCAAGACAGGCGTGGAGAACGTAGCGCAGGTCAATAAGTCGCTCATCGACCAGCAGACCAACCTCACCAAGGCGAAAGACAAGGTGGGGGAACTCGACCGCGAAATCAAGAAGGTGGGCGAGGACGGCAAGAAAAGCGGCGACCAAGTGGAGCAGGGGCTGATAGCCAAGTTCGGGCAGCTCGGACTTGCCATTCAGGGTGTCAAAGGTATAGCGCAAGGCATAGCAAGCGCCATCGCGCCGATATTTCAGGAAGGAATGGCGAGGGAGACCGCCGCAGTCAATTTCACCACGCTCCTCGGCAAACCCGAAGACACCCGTGAGGAGGCGGCTAAACGCGGCAAGGAGTTCGCCGACGCCCTGCGCAATTCCACCGCCGCCACGTTGTACGGTTCATCGACTGTCAACGACGCCGCAAAAAATATGCTGTCTTTCGGCATCGACGACAAAAAGACGCAGACCGTACTCGCGCAGATAGGCGACATCGCGGCCGGCGACGCTCAAAAGTTCGGCTCTCTGTCCCTCGCCTTCGCCCAGATCAGCAGCGCGGGCAAACTCGGCGGGCAAGACCTTTTGCAGCTCATCAACGCAGGATTCAACCCCCTCAACGAAATCGCCAAAAAGACAGGCAAGAGCATCGGCGAACTCAAAGAAGATATGGCGAAAGGCCTTATCACCGCAAAGGACGTGGAGGACGCATTTGCAAGTGCGACATCCGAGGGCGGACAGTTCAACGGTATGCTCGAAAGCATCAAGAACAACACCCTGCAAGGCAAGCTCGCCGTGCTGCAAAGTAATTTCGACGATTTGAAAGCGAAGATTTACGAGGCTGTTGTGCCGATAGCAAACCGCCTTCTGCCTGTCATCACCGACAGCCTTATTCCCGCCATAATGTCTGTGGTGGACTTCCTGTCGCCGCTTTTCACCCTGATAGCCGACAACATAGACACCATCGGAGTATTCGCCGGCGTCATACTCTCGGTAGTTGGCGCGTTAAGGGTGTGGACGGGAGTGCAGGCAGTGCTTAATGCCGTGATGTCGGCAAACCCGGTGTCGCTGATTGTGATTGCAATCGCCGCCCTCATTGCGCGTGTATATATGGCTGTGAAGGCGTGGGACGACTGGGGCGCGGCGATGACTCTCGTCCTGGGACCAATCGAAATGATAGTAAACCTTGTGATGACGCTCAAAACGCACTGGGACAGCATCGTGTCGGCGTTCAAGGACGGCGGCATCCTTGCGGGAATCAAGCGCATCGGCATCGTCTTGTTGGACGTGTTGCTGAAACCTGTACAGCAACTGCTTGAAATGATTGGCAAGGTCGCCGACTGGGACTGGGTGAAGGACGGCGCGGAAAAAATCAAGGAAATCCGACAGAACCTCGACCTCATTACGCCAGGCGAAACAAAAACAGACCCAGCAAAACCCGAAGGCACCGGCACACAGTCAGACCTCGAAAACTTAGTAAACCCGCAGACGGGCAACCCGCAAAAGACACTCGGCGACAACACCACGGACAGCACGGAGAAGGTGGCGACAGGCGGCACGCGCAACACCCAAATCACCATCAACCTCGACCGGATGGTGGAGACGGTCAACTTCAACGGCACGCCCGCCGAAAACGCACAAAACACCGTCGATACATTCACCGAGCAATTGTTCCGCGTCCTATACGCCGCACAGACCGCTGTATAACCAAATAACAGATGTAATTGAAGTAATTGAAATGACAGACCTCAATCACTTCAATTACTTCAATCACTTCAATTACTTCAATCACTTCAATTACTTCAATCACTTCAATCTCCTCAAAAGCTATGACCGCAATCCAGATAGACGAAACCACGCACGACATCAAGGTGTCGGGCGGCACGCTCTCGATAGGCGAGACCTCGGAGCAAAACCAGTACCTCATACTCGCCGCACACAAAGGCGAGTTCAAGAACCACCCCACGCTCGGAGTCGGCATCGGCGACTACACCAACGACGACAACGGCGCGGCGGAGCTCAAACACAACATCAGGGACAGCTTCCGTCAGGACGGACTGCACATAGAAACCCTCGAAATCTCCAACAACAAACTCAAAATAGAAGCCTATTATGATAGAATATGACCTCGAAAACCGTGTGCCGTCGGTGCGCCCAAAGATTGCGCCAATGGTGGCGGCAACACTGTCCACCGCCGCCAACATCGCGGTACAGGCGGCGTTGCAAAGACGCGCCGACTTCCGGTTCTCCAACATCGTCAACAGCCTCGGCCGCACGTTCTACCAGGTGCCGATGACATTGAAGTCGCAGTCGGGGCTTACGTTTGCGCTGCCTGTTGACCCCCTCGTGTCGGTGTCCTCACGCTACAACATCGTCAAGCGCAGCGTACAAAAACAGGGCGCGGTGCGCGGCACAGTCAAGGAGTTTTGGTCGCACGACGACTACTCCGTGCAGATTGCGGGTCTGCTGATGGCGGACGACCCCGCCACGTTGCAGGAATACCAGCGACGGCTGCTCGACATCTGCAACCGTCCCGAATCCGTCATAGTGGAGTGCGAGATGCTCAATGACGTGTTCGACATCCTCGAAATAGCCATAGAGAGCATCGACTTCCCGTTCACCAAGGGCGAATACAACCAGACGTTCAACATCAAGGCTCTCTCCGACGAGAGCCACAGCCTGCTGCTGGAATAATAACAGAAGTAATTGAAGTATTTGAAATGACTGACCTCAATTACTTCAATTACTTCAATTACTTCAATTACTTCAATTACTTCAATTACTTGAAAAACCTATGTATAAGATAGACTACGACATACAGATAGACGGACGGCGGCTGCGGCTGCTGGACAGTGTGGAGATAAGCCGCGACACAGAAAACCTCTCCGACACCGCCACCATCAAGCTGCCCGCGTCGGTATATAACAACTACCTCAAGGACATCGACGGCATCAGGCGCGACCAGACGGTCAGGATCTCGCTCGGCTACAACGGAGCACTCCACGAGGAGTTTTCGGGCTACGTCCGCAGCGTGGAGCGCGACCCGTCGGGGCTTGTGATACTCTGTCAGGACGAGGTTTATATATTCAACCTGACACAGATGGACAACAAGGTCTATGACAAGCCAGCCGTCAAAGACGTTTTAAACGACGTTTTAAAGGCGGTTGACCAAGGGCTGACGCTTAATTGCGTATATGACTTCTCCTTCGACAAATTCACAATACAGACCGCCACGGCGTTGGACGTGTTGAAGGCGATACAGGACGAGTGCAAGTGCATGATGTACATCAAGGACGGCGTTTTCAACGTGACGCCGCCATACGTAACCCCCACGAGCACAAGGACGGTCAATTACGACACCTCCGTCAACATAATGCGCGACGGCTACTCCCTCAAATTCAAGGACAGCGAGGACAGAAAACTCAAAGTGATTGCCAAGGGCAAGGACAAGGACGGCAAGGAACTGACCTCGGAGCGGGGCGAGGGCGGCGGAGACACCACCACATTCGATTACAAGGGCATAGCGACACAGGCGATGCTCGATTCCATTGCCGACAATATGTACGCCGCCAAGTGTTACAGCGGCTACGAGGGCAGCTTCCAGTCGTGGCATCTGCCGATAGTGGGCAAGGGCGACACGGCGCACATCTACGACGGCGCAGACCCCGGACGCAGCGGCAGGTACTTCGTGAAGGCGGTCTCCACCTCCTGCAACAAGGGCGGCATCACGCGCACCGTCACCCTCGGCAAGAAGCTCTCTTAGCGGCGGCCTCTGAGGTGGGCGTGCTCCTTGTCGCCCGGCTTGATGACCACGGGGCAGCGGCTCAGCTCCTCCCGGGTGTAGTAGGTGTGGAGCTTGGCGTCCTCGATCGTGAGGCTGTCGTAGCGCCGGCGTTGCTCCTCCGACATTTTGGAGCGTCGGATGCTGTCGTTGATGAAGGTAAACGAATCCTCATAGCCGCCGTAGCGGTACTCGCGAACCATCCACGCCGTGCTGTCGGGCGTCTTGTAAAGATAATAGATTTCACTCGGCTTGCCCTGCGCCAACGTCATCAGCGGCAGGCAGGCAATTACTAATGTTAAAAACTTTTTCATAATGGGCAAATATTCAGAGATTAAACAAGCCATCCGCGACATCGCGGGCAAAGGCGGCGGGGCTACCCTGTTTGAGGCGGCCGTCGTCGAGAGCAAAGATACAGAATGTTCGGTGAAATACCAAGACCTCGTGCATCAAAACGTGCGCCTTGTCTGCGGCTTTGCATCGAGCGTCGATACCGTCAT